GTATCCATTGGTCCGAGAAACAAAGACGTAAGTTGGTTATCCAACTGGCCGTACTACTCCTTGCCCTTGCATGCGTTTACATGCTTGTCCAAAGAGCAAATACTAAGGCCAGACATGCCGACCAAGTTTTTCGTGATCATGGTTATATCTTAGGAGTTCACACTGTCCCCATTAAGGAGTTCGAATGGCTGACTGCCAAATGTTCGCAACCTTACCTTAAAAAACCTAGAGACTTCAAATTTGGACCTCACAGACAAACTCGTAAAGAGTCTGTTGAGAAACCATCTGAGATCGTTCTGCCAACAGCACAGGTCAGTATGCTACCACTCGCCCAAGAACCCGAGCAAAAGCAGGAGCATGAAGAATTTAACTTCACTTGCCCGCGTTGCAAAGGAACTATGGAACAAGAGGAAGAGTGGTTTACTTGCCAATTCTGTGCCGCCACTTATGAATTACATAAGGAAGGAAGAAACCCTCAGAATAAGACTAGGAATGACAAGAGAAAAGGTAAACAACGCCGTCTGCGTGGGATGCGACATATGAAAGTCGGCTCTGGTGCCAACAAAAAGAAACAACATATCCGCGTGCGGTTTGTTGTCTCAGGAGTTGATATTTTGAAAGATAAGCATTTAGACGATACCGTTAAGGTGGTGCGCCATGGTAGCAGTGAATTATTTGACGTGACTGTACGCCAAATCCTCGCTGACCCAGGTCGCTTCCTCGACGAGTATTCGTTGTATTTGTACGACCGCAACGGAGGTCAAGAATATGCATTCGATAAGTCTGATTTCTATTACGTTGATGACGGCAAAGATGTGGAGCTGAATGACGAGGAACTGGATCAACTCATCCAGGACCGTGATAACGCTGAGTTCGAAGATGTCTATGAAGATGATCGTGATTATGACAGTGAAGCAAAAGGAAAGAAGGGAAAACCTAATCCTGCAGTAGCTGCTAATAAACGAAATGTCGACAACAAAGGGCAGATAAAACCCAGACACAAACGTTACTTGTCCCCTCGTACACTCACCAAAACAATTGCTGAACGTAAGGAACAAATCCAACAGCACCCGCCTCGTGACAAAACACCTAAAGTTTTAAAAAACTTGGTGAAAGAACCTGTTACGAAAGAGGCGCGTTCCTTGTTGGATTCCGTTAAGAAACAGGCTGCGATCACTGATGTTGGTGCACTAGCCAAGTCTTCTGGTAGAATTTTGCAGGGTGATGAATTAATCGCCAATTGCATTTACTTCTTCTATGAAAATCAAGGCTGGATCTGGTGCCCCTCGCTCAAGTCGCACGTCCCTGGTGTTGATCTCAACACCGGATGTATCGAATTCAATGATTGTACCCTTCATTACGACCCAAACACCGTCGACTGGTTGGTCAATGCTGAACTTGATTTCGCTTTAGCCAGATGTCCACACAATTTCTCACCCGCCAAAACTAAAAAGGAGCGTCTTGTTTTACCCAAACAGAACCCTCAAAGTGGCGATCAGGTTATTGTGTCGAGCTGGCGCGAATCACCCACTGACAAAACAATCGTACTGTCGATGACTACAGGTCGTGTGAAGACTACTGACCCTACCGTGTGTAGTTACGTGATGGAACCGGATAAGAACGCTGCAACCCAAGCAGGTGATTCTGGTTCTGCCGTGATTAGCGGTAAAAATATCTTATGTGGAATGCATTTAGGCTCTAACTCTCAAGTCGGAGTCTTTTTGAGTGCCAACATCGTCCTCGATGTGTTGCACAACCGGCGAGCTGAATGGACGAATCTGCGTCCTTTTCAGATCGCCCCGGTTTCCACTTAGGTATGGAAATAGTAGACGGGGCGTTCAAGGCACCTAGACGGAACGAGAAAACAGTCAACAAGACTCTATTCAGCGAATTCATGCGCGTATTTTACCCGCAGTACCTGGATCGACTCCAAGACGAATGGTTTTACTCAGGCGGCGACAAACCAGCTTACGAGAACACGCTGAGGCGCTTCTCGCGCAGGGCTAAAGCATGTCTGCCGCTCCAATTCCTAAAGGAAGCTTTTAAAAAATCATTGGCAATGTTCGATGGTTACGCTCCGCGGTGTTATTCATTTCACGAGCTCATTTCTAACATGAAGAAAGACTCATCATCTGGATACCCCTATTTCACTAACAAGGGCTCTGCTCTTGCATCTTACCCAGGTCAAATATATGATTGGTATTGTAAAGGCGTTTCAGGCACCTATTGCACCCTTTTAGGGGTGTGGATGGCATGTCAAAAGAACGAAGCTTTAACTACTATGAAAGAAGGCCTAGGTGTACGCAATTTCATTGCGAATCACCTCCCCGGGTATATTTCAACAGCAACCCACTTACAACCTCAGAGTGATTTTTTGCACGATAATCACGAACAAATTCCGATAAAAGTCGGTATCTCAAAATATAATGGCGGCCCACGCCGACTCATGAACACATTCGATGATCATTGTCGAAGGACTGGCTACCCAATAGTGGCCTTTGACATCTCATCCATGGAATATGACTTCCCAACAGAATTCCACCAGGCGTTAGCTTATGCGCGTTCCTGCTTGGATCCTGATTTTGATTGGCAAGCTTTATACGATGACATATCCGATTCAAAACTATTGGATCGTGAAAACAACATTGTGATACGTAAACGAAAAGGCAATAACTCAGGTCATGGCGGCACCATTGATGACAATTCATGGGCCGCTACGGTCGTTTGCTACATTGCGTATCACTTGCAAAAAACTCGAGACGGCGAAGAAGCGAATTGGGCTTCATTTATGCGCGACTGCAAATTAGCAGTCGTTGGTGATGACGGAGTCATCTGCTCACCAGTCTCGGCGAAGGACCTGCAAAGGACCTTCGCACTTTGTGGCTTTACATTAAAGATTGAGGGCGAAAGCTTTTCAACAGCTGACGTCCCTTTCCTGTCTATGACAATGCATGATGGCAAGATTGTTTCAACACACCCAGACAAGATGCTCGCACACCTCCTGTTTTCTGATTCAAACGATCAGATTTTAGCGCAGCGTGTGTCCAACATCCATATCGAACTCTATAATTCGACGTACGAACGCACGATCGTCGAGCAGTTCGCGCAGTGGTTACGCTCCAAACATGGTATAAGCGTGTCTCTCCTTACCGCAGGTGAGATTGTTGAATTATATGGTTAGTGCACAAGCGGTACCATATAAGCAATCCATTCCAAGTTTATTTTTTACCTTGGGAACATCATACATCATCAATTACTAGACAGTGAAGATTACTATATAATAGCGATCATCTTATTAATAATACAGATAATAATACAGGTTTCAGAAATCATTTACAAATATAATTTAATATGAGTAACGAAGAACATAAAGT